TTATATCTAGAAGAATTGGTGATAGATATCTAACAATTGATTCGGTTGGTAAAATCACCGAAAATGGTGATTATTCTAATAAAAGTAAATATATTAGAATAGAAGTTAGACCAGAGGGTACATATCCAATAACGGCTATTCCTTTTGGATTTGCTGCTTATACGGTTCCAGTTGCGTTTACATCTGCTACACACGCTAATTACTTTCCTGTAGTAAAATATACAAACGCATCTACGAATGGTACTAATTCAAGTGGGTTTGAATTTGGAGATACGAGTGCAAAATCTGCTAAAAATAATAAAAATTATTTAAAAGCTCTTCCAGTTAACAATGATGGAGTAGGATTAAATGTAGGGTTCGCTTTAGATAACGCTTTATCTGCAAATGGTGTAGGATTAAGTGCAAATTTAACCGGTGATATTATTGCTGACGAAAATTTTGTAAGTGGTAGTTCATATGTAATCACTACTGTTGGAAGTACTAACTGGGCTACCGTTACAGGTATAGCAGGATATACTGCGGCTGTAGGTAATGTAATAACTGCGGTTGCAGCAGGAGCAGGAAGTGGAGCAGCTAGAGAATATATTGATACTGCAAAAAGAAATTTCTGTTTGGCATTTCAAGGTGGATATGCAGGTGTTGACCCAACTGTTGATATCTTAAAAGGAGAACAGATTACTGCAACTAATACACAAGGATTTAATTGTAGTTTATCTACAACTGCTGGTACTAAAGCTTATACAAAAGCATTAAACGCTGTTTCTAATCCAGATGAATTTGATATAAATTTATTAGTAACTCCTGGTATCGTTAGAAGTTTACATCCTTTTGTAACAACAAAAGCAATTGACCTTTGTGAAGCAAGAGAAGATGTATTCTACATTGCTGACTTTGTTGGAGCAGATGGTTCGATAACAGATGTAGTAGAGCAAGCATCATTAGTTGATTCTAACTATACTGCAACTTATTACCCTTGGGTTAAAACAATTGATACTATAACAAATAAAATTGTTGCAGTTCCACCATCAACTTTATTAGTTGGTACATACGCACAGAATGATAGATTAGGTGCTGAATGGTTTGCACCAGCTGGTTTAAACAGAGGTGGTATTCAGGGAGCTGTTCAAGTGATGAATAGATTAACTCAATCTGAAAGAGATACATTATATGAAGGAAAGGTAAATCCAATTGCGGCATTTCCTGGACAAGGTATTAGTGCATTCGGACAGAAAACATTACAAGAAAGTTCATCTGCATTAGATAGAATCAACGTAAGAAGATTGTTAATTAACTTAAAGAAGTTCGTTGCATCTACTTCAAGATTCTTAGTGTTCGAACAAAACACCGGACAGACAAGAGCTAAATTCTTAAATACTGTAAATCCTTATTTGGAGAGTGTTCAACAAAGACAAGGTTTATACGCATTTAGAGTGGTTATGGATGAAACAAATAATACACCAGATGTAATCGACAGAAACATATTACAAGGTTCTGTGTTTTTACAACCTGCTAAGACTGCTGAATTCATCGTAATTGATTTCAATATCTTACCGACTGGAGCAACTTTTAGTGTATAATTTGAATAACTAATATTTATATAAAATAAAGCAATAAAATGGCAGACGTATTAGAATTTAACGAAATGTTTTATACCAATTTCGAACCAAAGATGAAGAATAGATTCATCGTTGAAATCGATGGTATCCCTTCATATTTAGTGAGAGTAGCTAACAGACCTACTATCCAATTTGAGACAGTAGTATTAGACCACATCAACGTAAAAAGAAAGTTGAAAGGTAAAGGAGATTGGCAAGATGTAGCACTTACGCTATTTGACCCAATTGTTCCTTCTGGAGCTCAAGCGGTAATGGAGTGGATTAGAACATCACATGAATCATTAACAGGTAGAGATGGATACGCAGAATTCTATAAGAAGGATGTGGATTTCTATATGTTAGGTCCAGTAGGTGATAAGATTGAACAATGGAAATTAAAAGGAGCATTTATCTCTCAAGCTAACTTCGGTGACTTGGATTGGAGTAATGCTACAGACCCTGCATCAATCGAAATTACTTTAACTTACGATTACGCAATCTTAGAATTCTAATCAAAAATAAAATATAAAAGGGGAAACAGAAATGTTATCCCCTTTTTTTGTTTTGAAAATTTGTGATATATATATTTATATACAAACAATAAGTTATTATTATGGCAGACAAAAATTATGAATTCCCAACTGAGGTTATATCATTACCATCAGAAGGAAAATGTTACCCTGAGGGGCATCCATTGGCGAGCGGACAAGTTACGATAAAGTATATGACCGCAAAGGAAGAAGATATTCTTTCTTCACAGAACCTAATTAAAAAAGGTATAGTATTAGATAAGTTGTTAGAATCTGTAGTAGTAGATACATCAATCGATGATTTAGTTACAGGTGATAAGAACGCTATTATGTTAGCAACTCGTATTTTAGGATATGGTGCTAATTATCAAGTTGAATTAACAGACCCTTTTAGTGGAGAAAGACAGCAAGTAACAATCGATTTATCCAAAGTAAAAACAAAGGATATTGATTATACTAAATTAAAAAGAGATAATAAATACGAATTTACTCTTCCTCAGACTGGTAAGAAAATCAAATTTAAATTATTATCACACAGAGATGAGAAAGATGTTCAGGCGGAAGTTGCAGCATTAGAAAAATTATCAAAAGGGGCTAATCCGGTTGAAGTTACTACTAGATTAAGAAAAATGATAATCGAAGTAGAAGGTAATGCAGAAAGAGGATTCATTAACAATTGGGTAAGCAATCAGTTATTGGCGCAAGATAGTAGAGCATTGAGAGCTCATGTTAGAGAATTTGCACCTGATTTGGATTTGAAATTTCAATTCACTTCGGATATAACTGGTGAGACGGAGGCGCTAGATATACCATTTGGGGTTTCATTTTTTTACCCTTCCAACTAATTACTCTACCCAACTTCACGAAGAAATTTGGAGTTTGGTTCAATATGGTAATGGGTTCACTTGGAAAGATGTATATACGATGCCGATACATTGGAGAAGGTTCTATCTTAAGAAATTGATAGACCTTAAAAAGAAAGAAAAAGAAGAGCATGATAAGATGAGTAGGAAGGTTAAAGCTCCATCATCTAAAGTAAGAATGAGATAAAATAAGGGGAGTAATATCCCCTTATTTTTTTATCCAATATTTATATTAGTAAAAATATACTCACAATGAAACAACCTATAAAAGAAGGGATTCTTAACAAATTCGTAGATAGTTTTATGGATTCTTATAAAAGAGGATTAGATAAGTATTTCATAGAAAAATCTGCGGAAAGAAATCCAGAATTAGCAAAAGCACTTAGAAATACAAGTGATTCTTTAGATGATTTGCAAAAAATCTTAGATAAGATTAATAAGAAGAAATAATTAAATGTCAGATAAAGTAAAACTAATTAATGCCGAAGCTAAGGCAACCGAAAATTTAGCCAGACAACAGGCTGACCTAGCTGCTGCTCAACAAAGGGGTGATGCGGATGCTATTGCTGACTTGCAAGAAAAGATTAGTAAAACCGAAGCCTATATTAACAAAGCAAAAGGTATAAAAACCACTGTTTCGGATTTTAGTGATTTAGCATCTCAGATATCCATATCAGAAAGAGCAACTACTGCGTTAGGTAAGTCGTTCACTTCAATGGATAAACAACTTAAATCATTAACTAAGATTCAAGTTAGTTTAACTGACCCCGCTGATATAACATTTGCCGCTGAATTTGCAAAAAAAGGATTAGCGGTTGCCGAAGCACAGAGAGATGTTTTAGCTGCAGCATCGGGTACTAAAGAAGAACAACAAGCGGCAGCGGCTAATTTACAATCCCAAACAGATAGTTATCAACAGCATATCAAAGATAACGCGACAATAATAGCGGGTAATTCACAATTGTCTAGTATAGTAGGAGATTTTAATAAAAACTTAGTAGCTGCGAATCGTGAACTTGAAGTAATGCATGGATTGACTGATGCT